CTTTTGTAGTACCTTGTAGTACCAGTTCCATAACATACTAGAAGAAGATAGATAGGCTGATGCACGTTTTGTGCGTTGACACAGGGTGTATTTGTAGTGCTAAACATGGGGGGAGAGAGGGAGAGGGGGGCTACAGTAGGAGTTTATATGAGTAACATAGCATTAAGAAAACTAACACGTAAGCAGACAGCATTGGTTGAAGCGTATGTAGCAAATGGTGGTAATCTTACACAAGCCTCACAAGAAGCTGGCTACGCTGAAGGCGACAGCGGAAGAGTGACTGCACAGAAGAGTATGAAGCTAGCCCATGTGCAGCAGTACATGATGGAAGTTGTAGCTAAAGAGTTTAGTAGACATGCTCCTGCAGCCGTACACCAGTTGGCAGGGCTAGCTAAGCAAGCTAAGAGCGAGTATGTACAGCTTGAGGCTAGCAAGGATCTATTGGATAGAGCAGGGTTTAAGCCAGTAGATAGATCGCAAGTACAACTGGCAGGAGATATTAAGGTTTCGATTGATCTTGGCTAGGGGGTAGGGGGTTAAAAAACCTCGATAGTTACGTAGCTAGTGGTCCCTCACTCACATGATTGTTAAAAAAAGCTTGAAAAAATATTGGTAATAAAAAGGGTTTTGTAAATGAGTAGATTTGGTGATAAGGTTCCAGAGACGTTTGACAACAGTGCAGATAATTCTACAGCTAAGAAGGCGTTGAAGAGTAGTGGATATACAAAGGAGACTGAGTGATGTGTGGTGGAAGCAAGACTACCTCTGTGTCTGAAAAGACTGAAGAGTTTTATGCAGCTGGTAAGAAGGACTATGGTGACTTACCTTCCCTAGCAATGGGGGATAGGGTTGAGCGTACCGAGGATGGTATGAAGGATATACCTAAGAAAAAGAAAAAGGATGTTAACAAGTCGGTTGCTAATGCAGCTAGGTCATTGTTAATGCCGTATGCGAAATGAGTAGTACCCCAGCGTGGACACGCAAAGCAGGGAAGAATCCTAAGGGTGGTCTTAATGCTGAAGGGCGTGCATCTTATAAAGGCGGTACACTTAAAGCCCCAGTTAAGTCTGGTGATAATCCAAGAAGAGCTTCTTTCTTAGCACGAATGGGCGGTATGCGTGGGCCAGAGCGTGACTCTAAGGGCAAACCCACTAGACTTCTTCTTAGCCTAAAGGCATGGGGAGCATCGTCAAAAGCTGACGCTAAGTCTAAAGCAGCAGCAATTAGCAAAAGGAATAAAAAGAATGCCTGATAGAAAACGCGAAGGCCAAAATTTTAAGGCTCGTACATTACTAAAAAGAATACAAAAAGAATTAAAAACTACAAAAGGTTACGAGGGTAGGTCAATATTTGAAAGCGATTTTACTACGATAAAAGGTAAAAGAGTTGAAAAACTTGTATCCCCAAGAAAAGTTGCTAGTGCTGTTGTTGCTGGGTTTGACGCAGCTAAAAGAAAAATTAAAGGTGAAGAAAGCCGCAAGTCTTTATTGCTAAAAGAAAAGAAAATAAAGCATATGATTGGTGACCTAAAAGCTATTGATAGTAAGGTTTATGTTACCGACAAAGGTGAAAAAGATAGTAAAGGCAGAGCCGTTAAAGGAAGATTGTTTGACACAAGAACAAATGCTTCTCCGCAAACAGTTAAAAAATCTAGGCGCAGTGAGCGCGAAAGGATGAAGTAATGGCTAATGGATTATATGCAAACATGAATGCACGTAAGAAAAAGGGAACAAGTAGATCTAAGAAGAACTCTACTATTAGCGATAAGGCTTACAAAAATATGAAAGCTGGCTTCCCTAAGAAGAAAACTCTATTGAAAAAGGATAAATAATGGCTTGGACATTTAAGAATGGTGACGTATATACAGGCGACACACACGAATTAGCTGGCATGACTTACTCTGGAAAGACGCGTACTCGCGATTCTAAGCCTCTGCTAGAGGTAAAAGAGGCAGCAAAGCCTAAGAAAGAACGAAAAACTAGAGCGACACCCTTTAAAAAGGAAAAGTAACCTTGAGTTTTCTTAATACATTGCAGCCGAAAGAGCGCGATACATTGCGTAGGGTGGTGCGGATAGTACATATGAAGCATCATCCCAAGCATTTTCAGACAGATTTCGAAGCTGATAAGATTATTGAGGCTATTGGCCCCGAAATTGCAGCTAGAATGATTAAAGTTGGCGTAGATAATAAGATATTAGATAAGTGATAGATTTTAAATACAGGCCAGATGGCGAAGTTGTTAAGGCGTTTATGAAAGACGACACGTTTTTTCGTGGCATTCGTGGGCCTGTTGGTTCTGGCAAGTCAGTATCTTGTTGCGTAGAAATTTTTAGACGCGCACTAGCGCAGAAGCCTAATAAGCAGGGCATACGCCGCAGCAGATGGGCAATAATCCGTAATACAAACCCACAGTTAAAGACTACAACCATAAAAACTTGGCTTGATTGGTTTCCAGAAGATGCATGGGGTAAGTTTACTTGGTCTGTTCCCTATACACATATGATAAAAAAAGGCGATCTTGAGCTTGAAGTCCTCTTCTTAGCACTTGATAGGCCAGAAGATGTTAAGAAATTGCTGTCTTTAGAGCTGACAGGCATATGGGTTAACGAAGCTAGAGAGATTCCTAAGTCAATTATTGATGCATGTACCATGCGTGTAGGTCGTTTTCCTTCTATGCGTGATGGCGGTGCTACTTGGACAGGCGTTATCTGTGATACTAACGCACCAGAAGAAGATCATTGGTGGCCTATCATGTCTGGCGAAGTCCCAGTTCCTGACCATATACCGCGTGAACAGGCTAAAATGCTGGTGAAACCCGACAACTGGTCGTTTTATACCCAACCTAGCGGCATGGTAGAAAAGTTTGACGAAGATGGCGAGATAGATGACTATGTACCTAACGATGTTGCAGAGAATAGGGAGTATATGCGTGAAGATTACTACCCAAATCTAATACGTGGTAAGACAAAAAGCTGGATTGACGTGTACGTTATGAACAAATTAGGCTCAATCCAAGAGGGTAAACCTATCTATCAGATGTTTGCAGCCGATATGCACGTAGCAAAAGAGGAAATACCTATCGCTGCTGGCTCTCCCCTATACATTGGTATAGATTTTGGGCTTACCCCTGCTGCTACAATGGGGCAAAAGGTACGCGGAAGGTGGCTAATACAGCAAGAAATCGTTGCATTTGACATGGGTATCGTTAGATTTGCAGAGGTATTGCGCCAAGAGATAGCGACTAGGTTCTCTACATGCTCCGAGGTATTTATATATGGCGACCCTGCTGGTGATTTCCGCGCTCAAACTGATGAATCAACGCCGTTTCATATACTGCGCGGTGCTGGTTTGCGTGCTTTTCCTGCTCCTTCTAACTCTGTTGACCTAAGATTAGAGAGTGTTGCGTCCCAATTACAGAAAATGGCAGACGGAAAGCCAGCATTTCTTATAGATCCTCGCTGTCAGCAGCTAATAAAAGGCTTTGAAGGTGGGTATCAGTACAGACGTATGGAGGTTTCGGGCGAAAGATACGCCGATAAGCCTGATAAAAATATGTTTTCACACGTACATGACGCATTACAGTACCAAATGTTAGGGGCTGGAGAGGGTAGAGCCTTAATAAACAACCAGAAACCAGCGTCTGCTACTGTTGCAAACGCCTCGTTTAACGTGTTTGATAACAGAAATAAGCCACAGCGTAGAAAAGGTTTGTGGTCAAGACTCTAAATTGTGCATTGAAAATTATTCTTTTCTGTGCCAACCAATGTAAAACAACCAAGGAGAATGATATGTGTTTTGGTGGCGGAAGCAAAAGAAGCCAAGCTGATATAGATGCTGAAGCAAAAGCTGCATCGGATGCTCGTATAGCAGCAGAAGATGCAAAGCGTGAAGAAGTTGAAGTAAAAGCAGAACAAAAACGTGAAGATATTGGTGAAGCAGTAGAGTCACGCGCTGAAAGCAAAGGTATGCGTGGCGGTAAAGGTCGTCGTTCTTTGTTCAGAGCTGGCGGTGGTGGATTTTTAGATCGGTTTAGTTAATGGATAAAACAGCCAAGCAGTACATACAGAAGTATGAGAAAGCCAAGTCCTTTCGCGAGAACTGGGTTCCGTTGTTTGAGGAGTGCTATGAGTATGCACTACCTCAACGTGAAAGCTTTTACGCTGAAACTGCTGGGCAAAGACGCGATGATCGCATATTTGACGAGACTGCGGTGGTTGGTGTTCAAGAGTTTGCTAGTCGCCTCCAATCTGGGCTTGTACCTAATTTTGCTAGGTGGGCTGATCTCATGGCTGGTAGTGAAGTTCCTCCAAATCAGCGCGAATCTGTTGATAACGAGCTTGACGAAGTAACAGAATACGTCTTTGAGATACTACAAAACTCTAACTTTAGCCAAGAAGTACACGAATCCTTTATGGATTTAGCGGTTGGTACTGGTGTTTTATGCGTAGAAGAGGGCGATGCGCTTAGTCCTGTCAACTTTTCTGCTATACCATTGCCTCATGTGGTGCTAGATACTGGCCCAGATGATAGAATTGACCACGTTTTTCGTGAAAGAAAGGGTGTAAAGTACGATCATCTAGCTATGATGTACCCAAATGGTACGCTTGATCCTAAAGTTATGAACTATATGGGGTCAGATAAGACAACAACTGTGCTAGAAGTTATATGTCGTGACTATACAGTTAAGAATGAAGAGGCTTATCTAAGCTATGCGTTCTGTATGACTACAAATACTGTACTAAACTACAAACAAATGAAGGGTAACGGCTCGAATCCGTTTATATGCTTCCGTTGGTCTAAGTGTGCTGGCGAAGTTTATGGTCGCGGCCCATTAATTAACGCATTATCTGCTATAAAAACTACAAATCTTACCATTGAAATGATACTTGAGAATGCACAGATGGCTATCTCTGGCATATACCAAATGGAAGATGATGGCGTAATAAACCCAGATACAATACAGTTAGTCCCAGGATCTATAATACCAAAAGCTATGGGATCTAGCGGATTACAGCCTATTCGTGCAGCAGGGAACTTTGATGTAGCCCAGTTAGTGCTTGGTGATATGCGTCAAAACATAAAACGTGCGCTATATAACGATATGTTAGGCAATCCAGACAAGACACCAGCGTCAGCAACAGAAGTAGCAGAGCGTATGGCAGACCTTTCTAGGCGTATGGGTGCTGCTTTCGGTAGGTTACAAGCTGAATTAGTGCAACCTGTACTGCAGCGCGTTATTTACATCCTTAAAAAGCAAGGACGCATTGATGTACCTACAGTAAATGGGCGTGAAGTTAAGATACGTTCCGTTTCTCCGCTAGCTCAAGCTCAATCTAACCAAGATATTTCTAGTGTTGGACGCTTCCTTGAGATGGTCGCTGGTACGTTTGGGCCAGAGATGTTGCAGCTACTTATTGATGGCGAACAAACAGCTATACATCTAGCTAAAAAGTTTGGCGTTCCTGAAAGCTTGATTCGCGATGAAGAACAGCGTAAACAAATAGCTGCATTAGCGCAACAAATGGCGCAACAACAAGCGCAGCAACAGCAAGGTGAGATGGTTGAACAGCAAGGTTAATATTGGAGTCGATGGTTATCAGAGAGCTACAAGTCAAGATCTCCAGATTAGCCAGAATATTGCTGAAACATTTAGTACTCCTGCTGGTGAGGCTGTCTTAAAGTATTTGCGTTCAGTTACTATTGAAATGGTACATGGGCCTAATGTGACCACAGAAGAACTACGACACCATGAAGGTCAGCGTTATATCGTTGGCCTTTTAGAGCGTCGAGTATCACATGCACATAGGAGTAAAAACAAATGAATGACATACCAGTAGGATCAGAGCAGTCTACACATGGTGAAGCAGAAGAGCGTGACTTCGTAGTTGCTGAAGACGCGGCTCCAGCTAGACCAGAATGGTTGCCAGAAAAGTATAAGAGTGGTGAAGATTTAGCTAAAGCTTATAAAGAACTAGAGTCTAAGCTAGGCACTAAAGAAGAAGATCTGCGCGCACAGTTTAAAGAAGAGTTTGACTCTAGCAAAAATGCTGATCGCCCTGCATCTGCTGGCGAATATGCATTGCCAGACTTTGTAGACAACGAAGAAGCTGTTGATAACGAGCTATTAAAATGGTGGGCTGAAGAATCATTTGATAATGGGTTTGGTCAAGATAAATTTGAAAAAGGTATCGAGATGTATCTTCAAGCATTAGATGGGTCTGCTCCTGATCTTGATGCTGAAGCTGCAAAGCTAGGGGAGAATGCAGATCAGCGTATTGAGTCAGCTTCAATGTTCGCCACTAAATTCTTCCCTAGCGAAACTATGCCAGCAATCGAGCGTTTGTTTGAAACGCACGAAGGTATTGTAGCTATGGAAGCCATACAAGAAGCTATGAAAGATGGCTCATTTGCTGGTGATGCCACCCCTGCTGCTGGTCTTTCAGAAGATAGCTTAAAGGAAATGATGCAAGATCCTAGGTACTGGAGTAAGAATGATCCAGCATTTGTTCGGCAAGTAGAGGCTGGCTTTAAGAAGCTTTATGGAAGCTAAGATAATAAAGCGTGGTAATTTTTACCTAACGCCATTTACAAAAGACCATGTTGAAGAAGTAATTTCCAACTTGAGTCCAGAAAATGTCAGGGAGATAAATCTCCTTGGCTATCATAATGTCAGAGAATGTATTGAAGAGATGATGAAATACTCTGATTGCTACTTAGTACGCAAAGAAGGTGAGATATTTACTGCAATATCTGGCCTTTGGTACGAAGATGGTAGGGAAGCACCACAGTTTTTTGCAATGTTTTCTAAGAATATTAAGAAAAACTTTACATCTATAGCGCGTGGATCACGGATGTTGATAACATTTTTTGATAGAACACAGGACGAAATGTGTATGCGTATATTGAGCGATCACCAGTTTATGTTGGATTGGGCAGCATGGTTAGGCTTCGAAGCAATAGGTGTAACTGAGTTTAATTCTAACCACTATGTTGATTTTGTGCGTTGCATTTCCCCACAAAAAAGTGCTTATAGTGAAACATCACGGCCCGTGATGCACTGAAAGGCCCATTTGGATACCCTTGTCGATGTGAAGGAACGGATACCCGAGTAACCGAAACTTTATATTTAGGAAAAGAAAATGGCTAATACTATCGACCAAGCTTTTATTAAGCAGTTCGAAACTGAAGTCCACATGGCGTACCAACGCATGGGTTCTAAGCTTCGCAACACAGTACGTTCAACAAATGTATCTGCATCAGTAGCAAGATTCCAGAAAATAGGAACAGGCACAGCGTCAACCAAAGCGCGTAACGGAGATGTTACAGCAATGGAACTAGCGCACACTAACGTAGAAGTCACAATGGCTGACTACTACGCAGCGGAATACATTGATAAGTTGGACGAATTAAAGATCAACATCAATGAGCGTCAAGTTGTAGCTCAATCTGCTGCTGCCGCATTAGGCCGTAAAACAGATGAGTTAATCACAGCAGCTATGGATGCTGGTGCAAACTCAACGCAAATCGCTGACACATCTGGCGCATTAGCAAAAGCTGACCTACTAACATTGTTTGAAACAATGGGTACAGCTGACATTCCAGAAGACGGACAGCGTTATATTGCTATGTCTCCAGCTGGATACACTGACTTGTTCAACATCAATGAGTTCGCATCAAGTGATTATGTTGGGCCACAAAGCCTACCATTTGCTGGTGGTATGACAATGAAAGAGTTCTTAGGATTTAAGATCTTCTCAACGTCTGCTGTTGCTGGTGGTAAAAACTTTGCATACCATACATCATCAGTTGGTATTGGTATTAACTCTGATGTTTCAACAGAGCTTAACTATGTACCGCAAAAGGTTGCACACCTAGCTACATCAATGATGTCAATGGGTTCAGTAGTAATCGACAACAATGGCGTTTACGAAGTTCTAGACAACAACTAATATTTTAGGGGGCGCAAGCCCCCTTTAACTCCAATATATAGGTTGAAGAAATGCCAGCAAATACACCAATAAAAGTATGTTCACGCGCTTCCGTCCTTATGGGCGGTTCTCCTATTTCATCGTTTGATGAAGGTACAGCCGAAGCTGATGTAGTTGACGCAATGTACGAGGACATAGCAAGAGCCGCGTTGACAAGTACACGCTGGCGATTTGCTACTAACCAACAAGTATTAAACAGATTAGCTGCAGCACCTACTAGCAGATATGACGCTGCATACCAAATGCCATCAGATCTTCTTATGCTTAGTGCTGTTACAGTTAACGATGACCCAATAATATATGACACATATGGCGATAAAGTATATTGTGATACAACTACAGAAGAAGTTGTTGTTGCTGATTATATATACAGAGCCAGCGAATCTTCTTGGCCTTCCTACTTTACATTAGCTGTAGAGTTCCAAGTAGCTGCAATGCTATCAATATCTATAGCGCGAGATGCTTCTTTAGGTAGTATGATGGATCAACAAGCTGAAAGACAGATGATAAAAGCCAGACGACTTGACTCGCAACAACAGACAACACGCAAGTTAATGACATCAAGGTTTATAGCACAAAGGCGTAGCTAATGCAGAAAGTAAGAATACCACAGAATAGCTTTCAGTACGGCGAAATAAGCGACAATACTATAATGAGGACTGATAGTCCTATTTATGCTGCGTCTGCACAAAGTTTAGAAAATATGATTGTATTGCCAGAAGGCGCAGTAAAAAAACGACATGGTGCTAAGTTTCATTATAAAAATACACAGACAAACAAAGAATTATATTTAGCTCCGTTTATATTTGACGATAATGAAGAATATATAATCGGTATTGGTGAAGCATATATACTTTGCTGGAGAATTACTGCTAACAATAATTTAAGTTTAGTAGCTACTATTACACAAGACACACAAAGCAATGTGCTGCCGTTTGATAAAGATTATCTACATCAATATAATACTGCGCAATATGGTGACGTTATGTTTATATGTCACCCATTGTTTGCGCCGCGTATGCTTACACGTACATCCCTTACAACTTTTGAAGTTAGTGTGTTTAGCTTTGATACAAGTTATGACAATAAAGATACATATCAACCATACAGTGTTTTTCATAGTACCAATCAAACATTAACAGCAAGTACATATACTGAAGGTAGTGGTAGAACGCTAACTGTTAGCTCTCCTTACTTTGATACAACAGGAAAACATAACAATGTTGTATTAAGATATGGTGGAAATGAAATAAGAATAGATTCAGTAACATCATCAACAGTTGCTACTGGTACTATTATAAGAGAATTATCTACTAGACTTACAGTTTCAAACCCATTGCGTACCAGAAATGGTTCAAATGTTATTGAAGTAACGCATATAAATCATGGGATAACAGGTGGTGCTACTATTGTAGTTGCAGACGCTGTAGCTGTTGGTGGCATTAATGCAAGTAATATAAATGGAACTAAATCAGTATTAACTATTTTAGACGAAAATACATATACTATTGTTTCTAGCTCTAATGCAAATGCATCCGAAGATGGTGGTGGTTTTGTTAAGATTAGCTCTAACGCAACGACTACAAGATGGGATGAACAATCTTTCTCTGCATTGCGTGGGTATCCAGCAGCCGTAACATTTCATGAAAATAGACTATGTTTTGCTGGTACAATAGCAGAACCAGACACAATATTTATGAGTCAATTAGGTGAGTTCTTTAATTATGATGTTGGAGAAGGCGAAGATACCGAAGCTATAAACTTAGTTGCAGCAACAGGTGACGTGAATGAAATAAGATACATGAGGTCAAATCGTGATCTACAGATCTTTACGCTGTCAGATGAGCTATATGTACCTACATATCTTAACCAAGCTATTACACCTACAAACGCGCAGATAAGAAAGCAAACACCATTTGGTAGTGAATTTGTTTTGCCTACTTCTATTGATGGTGCAACTATTTTTGTTGAGCGTGGCGGTAGAGCAGTGCGTGAGTATATATATTCAGATGCAGAAGATGCTTACATATCTACAGGTGTGTCTACAGTAGCAAGTCATCTTATAATAGATCCAGTTGATATAGCTGTTGTACATTCTGGATTTAAAACTCAAGAATCTTATGCAGCTTTAGTTATGGGCAATGGCGATATGGCATTGTTTAGTTCTAACAGAGCAGAAAAACGTGCAGCTTGGACAAAAGTTACAACGCAGGGAAATTATTTAGCCGCTGCATCTGTAGGTGACAGGCTCTTCTATTATGCAAAAGATATTAATAATAACTATGTATTGTCAGAATTTGTAGATGATATAGGTTTAGATAACTATTTATATGTTGCCTATGGCAGTGGTACAGTAAGTGTAAACAGTTTATATTCTAGCGGTACAGTAGATGTTATTGGGTACGATGGTACTAATAAAGTTTATTTAGGTGAATTTAATGTAACTGGTGGGAATATTACTATGACAGGGCATAGTAGTTATACTCATTTTTATGTAGGTAAAAAGTACACATCTAAAATAATAACCAATCCAGTAGACACTGTAGCAGCTAATGGGCCAGCAACAGGTGATGTACGCGGTATAAGTACAGTAGTTCTTAGCGTTAAAGATTCTGAATCTATTAAGGTAAATAATAGATCTATTAATAATATTACTGGATTTACAGGTAACAAAGAGGTTAGGCTTTTAGGATATAGTAGAAGTCCTCAAGTTACTATTGAACAAGAAGAACCTATGCCGTTGCAGATCAATGGCTTAATATCGGAGTTGATTACATAATGGCTATTTTTCAATTAATCGGTGCTTTTATGTCAGCAAAAGCTTCTATTGAGGCTGGTAAGGCTAGAGAAGATGCAGCTAGAATGGATGCATTTAATACTGAAACTGAGCGCGAGCAAGGCGAGGTACTAGCGTTACAGCAAGCAGCATCGCGTAGGTATGAATATGATTTAGCAACAGAAGCTAATGTAGCTATGTTTTATGCTAGCGGTAGAGATGTGGGTTCAGACAAGTCTGTTGAGGCTTTCTTGGCTAAACAAAAAGAAATTGCGTCAACAGATCTTAGCAGAATTGATTTCCAGAGACAGGCACAATCTAGCGCAAAAACTAGAGAAGCTATGGCTCTTCGTCGTGGCGGTAAAAATGCTAGGCGCGCTTCATTGTATCAAGCAGCTGGAACTGTAGCTTATGGGTTGCACGATTTTTCAAAATCTATGGCACCAACACCAAAAGGAGGGACACCTTAGATGGCTGTAATCAGACAACAAACACAAGTCTTTAACAAGCCAGTTGGCGTTCGTAGAATAAATACAGGTGAAGCTGAGTTATGGGAAACTATAAAAGCTGAAGCTGATGAGTTTACGCGCAGAGCTTACAATGATGCAGCAGAAAATGCACAAACTGTAGGTGCAGAAACAGCTATGGGCGTAGACGTAAGTAGTATTACTACGCTTGATCCGCTTACAGGTAGGCCAAAAGCTATGGTAACACCAGAAGGTATGGGTTCAATAGCTGAAAAAGCTTATAGAAATGTTATTACGCAAAGGTACGAAGACTCTATAAAAGACGAAATGAATATTAGAGCGCAAGAATTAGCGTTAAGGTATCAATATAAACCAGAAGAATATGCAGTAGCTATGTCACAACATATAGCTTCAATGGCTGAAAATGCTGATGGCATGTATAAAACTTTTATAGAAGTGCATGGCAGCAAACAGTTAGCATCTAATAAATTGTCTTTGCAAACAGAATTAAGAGATAAAGTTAGGCTAGACGCTGGTAACTCTATTATAAAAAAAGGTACTGCAGCAGTAGAAGTTGTTACTGATTATGGTAAAGCTGGTAATTTTGAAGAAATGTTAAGCGTTATTGAAGAAAACGTAGCTAACTTTCAAAATGGCGAAGCATCTAATTTGCTTAAAGCTGGAGCAGCAGAGGCTACACAAACAAGCTTAGAGATAGCTGGTATAAGCGGATTTGTTAGTACTTTAATTAGTCAAACAGAAAATCCTACACAAAGAGCAGCTATTATTACTTACATAAAATCTGGTGGTGTTGTTGAAAATCACTTAGATGAAATATCAAAAGTACAGCTTAGTAAAATAAAAGATTATTTAGATGTAAATACTATTAATGACATTGCTGTTAATGCAAGTTCATTAGCAGAATCAATGAATAGTACATTTTATAAAGTGCAAACTGCAAATAATGCAGAGCTAACAGCTAAAGCAAAAGCATTAACAGCACAAAAAAAATTAGATCTTATAAATAATAACGCAATATTTAATAATCAAACTGGAAGAATAACTAGTGAAATATCAAAACTTGTAAACTCTATTGGTGATAAAGCAATAGATGAAAGATTTGGTCGCTTAGAGGGCGAGTCATTAGATATGGTTGCGCCATTAGTCCAAGGTATTTTTGAACATTATCAAGAACAAGTTAGTGTATTAACACAACGAATGAACGCTGAAGGTAGTTTATATACACCAACAGAATTTAAAAATGATGTTAAAGCTTTAAGAGAAGCAATAATTAAACCATTATTGTTTAAAGTTGCAGATATAGCGCAAGATCAAGGAAATTTAGATTATGTTAAAGGATATATTTTTAATCCAAATCCAGAAGATTTTGCACAATTAACAAACGTACAACAAACTTTGCTAGAAACAATGGTTGGTACAGGTGTTTATGACTACAAAGCAGACAGAACTTATATATCTAATGTGTTAACAGATGGAACAAATCAAACAGAACAAAATAAATTAGACAATCAAGAAAAATTAAAAACATTTGATTATGTCCAACAATACTCTGTGTATGCACAATCTAATTTAATGACCAAAAATACATTAGATAAAGTTGATGCAGAGTTAAAAGGTAAAATAGGCAAGCATGGTTATACAGTAGAAGATTACACTAGAGATAGAAAGTTAATCGAAGGCAATGCCGCTGCTGGTGTAATGAGTGAATTTGCTAAAACTGCTACGTCTTCACAATTTTTAGCATTAATACAATTTGTTGAAACAGCAACAGGGCCAAATCGTGAAGGCGATGTAAGGGGTATGACAAACACAGACGGAAGTGTACGTCAAGATGAAGTAATGCGCGCTAAAAGAATTGTAGATTTGTTAGGAAATAATGATCCTAAAGAATTTATTAGAGCTGCTGACAGTATTAAAATTAATATAAGCAATAGAGAAGATGAAGAAGAAAAAGTAAATGCACAATTAGCTTTAGAAAATACTGCAAGAACAGGTACAGGTGATAGAACAGATAAAAAATTACAAAGTGCTTCTGATACTGTTATAAACAAAGATTATAATTTAGATGTGTCTTTATACAGCACATATAGCGATGTAGAAAAAGCTAAAATTTTAAAAGTATTACGAGGTACGCCTAGTAAAAAATTATTAAATGGATTAGAGCAATTAATTAGTGGAGTTGAAGACCCTAACTCTCAAAGTTATTTTGAACTATTTGTAGAACTAGATAATTCTAGGATAGCTAATGGCAAAACAGCAAGTCGTTTAAATGATGTTATGTCCGCAGCTAATTTAAGTAGACTAGATCAAATACAAAGATCAGCAAAAATTACTGGAATGCCTGTAATTGAAATAGCACGACAGTTTGCAGAGCTTGAGCGTGATGGCGAAAGTAAAAATTTAACTGAGCATTTAGGTAAAACTCCTACTGAATTTGTTGCTGATTTTACAGATGATCCTACATTAACTAGAGATTTATTACCTGTAGTAAAAACATTATCAAGACGTGGTGATAACCCAGAAATGATAACTGATTTTATAGATAGGTATATTGAGAAAAAGTATTTAAAGTCAGAATATGTTTTAGATCCTGATGCACCATTCTCTGATAAGCAACAATCACAATACGCACTTACTTCTGTATTCCCAGATTACGGAGAAAAAATTGAGTTTGTAGCAAAGATTGAAGATTACTTAAGAGACATAGTTATACCGCAATCAGGTACAGATAGCACAGGTAAACCACTACCTGATTTAAGATTTTCCATGCATGCTGATAAATTTGCGCGAGCTGGCTCACTTGGTACACAGTACGAAGGTTTTTCAAGTGAAAGAGATGTTAGCTACGCAAAGGAAACAGCAGAAAAAAGACAAATATTTTTAATACCAAACCCAAATACCAATGAAATATCGTATGTTCCAGTTTATAAAACATTTGATGAAAATGATAATCCTACTGGTATAAAATATTTACTTACAGAAGATGAAGAAGGATTGTTTCTTGCTGAATTTAATACAAAACTAACTGCTGAATACAGAGAGAATCGTAAAATACAAGAAGATATTATAGAAAAACAACAAATACGTGCAAGTCAAGACGCAGCTAAAAATGAAATAGAAATAAAAGATAGGGTTAAAGAATTTGGACCTATGGCTAAACCAAACAATATTAAATAATAGGACTAAATAATTATGGTAGATAATGCATTTACTACATTAAAAAATTTATCACCAACAAATGCAAATTTAGGTGCGCCAGAACCTAGTTGGAGCAAACTAATTGGTGCAAGCTTAGAAGATAAGTATGCATCTTCTGTAAATTTTCTTAATGAACAAATTAAATTTGGGTTTGATCCTAAAAACAAAGACCCAAATTTTAATGCAATCGACCATATACCAGAAGGTTTAGAAAAATATACACATCATTTAATTAGTGCTGAAAATGCAGACCAATTAACTTTTAAGGTAAACAATTTATATAGAGCGTTAAAAGTTGATGAAACATTAAGTAGAGCTAGCTTTGGTGCGCTTGCAATAAGTGAATTTGTTGACCCTATAAATTATATTTCTCTGCCTCTACGTGCTGCTAAGACTATTGGTGGTGGCTTTAGGGCTGGTGCTATATCAACTGGTGGCGTTGCTGTTGCGCAAGAAGCTATTAGATACCCTATTGATCCTACTGTTACTGCTGCTGAGTCAGGATTAAATATTGCAGCCTCTACAATTTTTGGTGGCGCAATAAATAGTATGGTAAGCATACCAGCTGCAAGAAGATTTAAAGCAACACAAGATGCAGAAGTTGAAATAGGCGAGTTAAACAAAGCATTAAAAGGCGATGGCGTACAAGCAACTGCTGTTGCTGGTGGCCCAGATGCAACTATACCAGAGAATATATTTACTGATTCTTGGATATATAAATCAGCTACAACTCCTATGAAGCGAATATTAACTAATCCAAATATACCTAATGACGTTAAATTAGATACGTTAGCCATTGCTAATGATTCTGGTATTTTATTGTCTGCAAATAAAAAGGGACAAAAGATAGGTAACTCAGTATTTCAAAATGCAAAGTTACACCAAGGCACATGGGTAAAAGCATATGATGAAATAGCAACTATATGGGGTGAGTCTACAGGATCAGGTGTTTCAAAACCTTTAGACTACATGACAAAGCGTAAATCATTTGAAGAGTGGGTAACAGAAGTAGATGGAAAAGCTATACGCGGAGAAAAACCAATTAATGATTTCGAAGCACGCGCTATGCAAAAGCTTAATGAATTTTATGACGAGTGGGAAGTACGCTTAAAAGATGAAGGTCTTATTGGCAGCGAAGGTTATTATAAAAAGTATATGTTAGACCGAGAAGCTAGGTTAAAAGCTGCAGAAATCAGACTAGCTAATGCAAAAACTACAGTACATGCTAAAAATATTGGCACACAGATTGATAGATTTAAAAAAGAAATAGCAGAAACTAAGCAGCAGTTAGATGATTTAGGTGCAATGGGTAAATTAACTCCACCTAATGAAGATATATTTAGACCGCGCTATTGGGATTTTTCTGCAATTGAAGCTAACAGACCAGAGTTTGAAAAGATTTTAGCTAAGTGGTATCAAAGCAATCCAGAGACATATACTAAATTACCTAATGGTAAATGGGGTAAAGTTAAAATGTCATCAAGCCCTGACGCTATAGCTAAAAGGGTTAAGGATACAGTCGATAGAATGTTAAACGATCCTGATCCTCTTGATCCTGATAAGATGTTTTATGGTGTTGGTAAGTCAAAGCACTTTAAACATAGGGCATTAGACATACCTAATAGATTAGTGCTTGATTACATGCAGCGTAATCCAATTAGCATTATGAAAGCCTACACACAAAAGACATCAGGTCGTTATGAGTTTTCTAAAAAGTTTGGTGGCGGCTCAATAGATGACGTACTAGATGGCACATATGATAAGATGATGGATGCTGGTGCTAGCATTGACGAAATAAGAGCAGCACAAAAAGAACAAAGAATACTTTATGATAGAGTTGTAGGGTCTGTTCTCAGAAGGCCAGATGCAATGAATCAAGGAGTTGCTAGATTATTAAGATCAGCAGCACAACTTAGTTACCTTGGTGGTGCGGTATTAGCTACTATTACAGAGCCAGCAAAGATTGTAATGGAGCATGGGTTTGCACCTACAATGAAAGGCTTGTTTTCTGTGCTTGATAAAAACGCATTGAAAATGGGTGGCCTAGAAATACGCGCAGCTGGTGAAGCATTAGAAAGATTGCTTGGTAACGTGCAAATGCGTTTGTCTGAAGATTTAAACAACAATCCTTTTCGTGGCGATTACTTAGATAAAGCTACAGATGCTTTCTTTACTTTAAATGGATTGGGCCCAGTGACCAGGATATTAAAAGATTTTGATGGTATGATGCGCAGCCATACTCTTATAGATTATTCTGTGCGTTGGGCTGATCCTGATAAAAAAATTACTAAGATGGAAAAGGAATATCTTCTTAGATACAACATAGACGAAGCTGACGCTAAAAGAATAGCTAAATCTAATTGGGAAAAGACAGACAGTGGTTTGTATATGGCTAATACAGAAGAATGGGCGCAGCCTGATCTTGCAAAAATAAAAGTTGATATGGCTAAAACATACAAAATATCACGCAAGCCATTAAGTAAAATGACAGAAAAAGAATTGTTAAATAGATTTGGCAAAGAATTTTATGTTGGTAGAATTATAACAGATCAAAAAATTGTTGATGATGTCTTTAAACGAAGAGGTTACGAAGGTAACTTAGGGTTAGCTTTTACAGACGCACCAGATCCAGCATCAGTTCTTATAAATATAAGAGCAATAAAAGAAGCGTATAATAAACCAACTGGAAAAGTAAACGAAGATGCAATGATAGCTAAATTAGATAATGATTTAGCAAGTGGTAAGTTAACTGAAGAACAATATAGGCATCATGTTACTTATGTTAAAAATATAGATTTAATGGATAGCGAAGAAGAATTTATAAACTTTATTCTTATGCATGAATTACATCACACAACAAAACCAATACGTGCTGGTGAATCTGTACCAGATTATGAACAAAGAATTGACGAGGAAGCTTTTAAATACATTAGAAATGAAAAAGAATCTGGCTTACAACTTGCAGCTGAAAAAGAATACAGCAGACAAATGCAAGAAGCTGATGAAACAGTGCAAACATTCCGCAATGCATTAGGTTCTGGTGTAATGAATACTATACTTATGGGTACGCCAGCAGATAAACCAACTATTACGGATGGCATTGTATATATACCAATGCGTGTAGCAAGTAAGTTTGGTATGAAAGAAGACCCTGTAAACAAAGGCTATGCGCGTATTGAGAATGGTATGCTTGGATTGCCGTTTCAGTTTTACAGCTACGCACTAGCTGCTGTTAACAAAACTATGGGTGCATATGCACATGGTCAGGTAAAAAGTAAATACATTGGAGCGTCATTAGCTCTAGGTTTAGGATACATGACGCTTAATCTTAAAACTCCTGATTGGGTTGAGATGTCATATCAAGACAAATTCCTTAGATCTTTAGATTACTCTGGGTTAATGCCAATAATGACAGATATGTTTTATACAGGCATGACTACAGCACTAGCATTAGGTGGGCCAAATGTAACTGGCGGTGCAATACAGCCTAAGTTCCCACAAAAACCAGATACAGGTGAAGCTATTACTGGTATTCTTGGTGCTGGCCCGAGCTATGGGCTAGATATGTATAGAAATATGGCTGAGTTAGTTACTGGAGATGTTGGTAAAGGCACAAGTGATTTGATTGGCGACCTACCATTTATGAATATATTCTGGTTAAGAGGTTTAGTTAATGATTTCCGCAAGTTTGCTAAAGATGAAATAGATATGCCTAGAGGTATAGGTGGGTTCTAAATTGTGCGGCATGTTTTGTGCGTTGCGCTTCTATGCAATCAATGGAAAAAAGAATACAGAGGTGACACATGACAATAAATATAGCTAACAACAATCCACGAATAAACTACACAGCAACATCTGGTCAGACTGTGTTTACAGTTCCGTTTGAGTTTTTTGATAACACTGACGTAAAAGTTTATGTTGAAGGTGTACTTAAAACTATTACTACACATTATTCGGTTACTGGAGGAAATGGCTCTACAGGCACAGTAACTATGAATGCTGGTGTTACGTTAAATGACGAGGTAACGCTTGTCAGGGACGTTCCTTTGGAGCGTACAACAGACCTGACGGCTAATTATAACGCTGCATCTTTAGATGCGCAGCTAGATCGTATTGTTGCAGAGGTTGCAGACCTTAACGATAGAGTGTCACGAACAATACAGATTAATGACTATGAGTTGGCAAGTGGTCTACTCCTCCCAGCACTTGACAACCGCAAAGGTAAGACTATCCAATTTAACACCAGCTCTGGTGCTTTAGAGGTTGGCCCTACTGGCGCGGATTTAACAGCAATCGGTTCAGTTACTTCTGAGATTGCTACATTAGCTGGAATTAGTAGTAATATCACTACTGTTGCTGGCTCTAATGCACAGGTTGTTGCTGTTGGTAATGCTATGACTAGCATAACTGCAATCAATTCTGCGCTTGCAAACGTAAATACTGTAGCTGGTGCTATATTTAACATTAATTTAGTTGGTGGATCTATTTCTGACGTTAATGATGTAGCTGATTCTCTTGGTGAAATCTCTGCGGTACAAGCAAAGCTAACAAATATTGATACTGTAGCTGTTGCATCTACAAATATAGCCACAGTAGCAGGGTCTATAACTCAGGTTAATAACGTAGCTTCTAAGATTACTGATGTTACTGGTGTTAATACTAACATGTCAGCAATAACTACAGCTAATGCAAATTCTACTAATGTTAATTTAGTAGCTAACAACATAGATGACGTTAACGATATTGGTAGTGTTATTACAAAAGTAACTACTGTTGCTGATAATATTGGAAATGTTAATATTGTAGCTCCTGTTGCTAACAATGTAACTACAGTTTCTGGAAGTATAGGTTCTGTAAACACAGTCGCAGCCAATATAACATCTATAAATTCTGTAGCTGGTAATATCTCTGGATACTTAGTTGCTGTAAATAATTTATCTGATTTAAGTGATGCTGCTACGGCTAGAACAAATTTAGGTTTAGGTACGGCTGCAACAAGTGCTGTATCAGCTTTTGCATCTGCATCACATAGTCATTCATTCTCAACAATAACAAATAAGCCAACTACAATTAGTGGCTATGGAATAACAGATGCATTTGATGGAGCATTTGCTTCACTTACATCTAAACCAACTACAATATCTGGATATGGAATTACTGATGCGTTTGATGGTACATACGCGTCATTAAGTGGCAAGCCAACATTAGGTTCTGCTGCATCAACAGCATCAACAGATTACGCAACAGCAGCGCAAGGCGTAAAAGCAGATGCAGCTGAAGGTACAGCACTAGCACTTAGCATAGCATTGGGGTAATAACACATGGCTAACACATTTAAAAATTATACAAGCGCAAGCGTAGGTACTGGAGCAACCACAACCTACACTGTGCCATCGGCAACAACATCAGTAACAATAGGTTGCAATCTAGCAAACAGAACAGCCTCACAGATTGCAGTAGATGTGCAAGTTGCTGGTGTCTATTTAGTTAAAGGTGCGCCTGTACCAGCAAATAGCGCATTGTCTGTGCTAGATGGTAAAATAATTTTAGAAGCAGCAGACACAGTTGTCGTAACATCTGACACTGCATCATCTTGTGACGTTATCGTGAGTGTATTGGAGCAAACATAATGGCTGGATATATAGGAAGTAAATCATCTGTCACACAAGTTGATGGAATAACAAAAAATGGTGGTACACTTGAAGGCGACTTGTCATTTGGCGACAACGACAAAGCTAAGTTTGGTGCTGGTACTGACCTACAGATTTACCATGATGGAATTAGTGGCAACACTTTCATTGATGAAGGTGGTTCTGGCAGTTTATTTATAAGAGATAATGACAATATTGCTTTGAAACGGCAAACCGACAATGCAAATATGGTCGTCGCTCGTGCAGGGGCTGAAGTTGAACTTTATCATAATGGCTCTGAAAAACTAGCCACAACATCAACAGGCATTGACGTAACAGGCACAGTGACCAGCGATGGGTTGACTGTGGATGGTAACATTGACTCACAAAAATACAAACTTTTTGATGGGTCTACATTTGCTGGCGGTATGTTTGTTGAAAAAGATGTTACTGGCTCTGGTAGTTCTAATGACATATCAATATTTGCAGACGGAATAACTAATGGTGGAAATATTCACTTTATGACGGGTGGTACGGCTGATGTACGTCTTACTGTTGACTCGTCAGGTAAAGTAATTATTGGGACTGAACCAGACGATACATATTCGAATGGTTGGTCAAGCACTGGTGGGGTTCAAGACTCGTCAAGAGACAGCACAGCAGGTAGAACACACTACCAATTCAGAAACCCAAATGGCTCAGTAGGCACTATTCAAACATCTGGCTCATCTACATCCTACAACACATCATCAGACTACAGACTAAAAGAAAATGTAGTAGACCTAACAGGTGCATCTGCAAGAGTTAATCAGCTTAACCCATCACGTTTTAACTTTATAGCTGATGATACTAACACACTTGTAGATGGCTTCTTAGCTCACGAAGTTGCAACAGTAGTACCAGAAGCAATCAATGGCACACATAACGAAGTTGAAGTCTGGAAAGATGATGAAGAGTTACCAGATGGTGTTTCTGCTGGAGATAATAAACTAGACGATGATGGCAACACAATCCCTGTCTATCAAGGCATAGACCAAAGCAAGTTAGTGCCATTACTTACAGCCGCACTACAAGAAGCATTAACAGAAATAGCATCCCTAAAGACTAGGGTAGAAGCATTGGAGGCTTAACACATGTCAGGTTACATAGGCACGCAGCCAGTACCACAGGCCACACAGACAAGGGATAGCTTTACAGCTACATCTGGGCAGACATCCTTTGCCACTGGTGGGTATACTCCTAACTTCTTAGACGTATATTTGAATGGCGTTAAGTTATCTGCTGCAGATTATACAGCAAGCAATGGATCAGATGTTGTTTTAGCATCAGGTGCAGCTACAGGTGACATCCTAGAGATTGTTGCATTTACTACGTTTACACCAGCAAGCATACCAGATGGTACTCCTAGCATTGACGACAATGGTAACGCCACAGCAATCACGATTGATAGTAATGAAGGTGTTAACATCGGCAAAACAAGTGCGGCACTAGGTACTGTTGGGTTACAGCTTTCTAGTACAGGATACTCTGCAATAACAACCAATCACAATACAGATACTGAAGCACCTCTTAGGTTAAATAAATTAAATGGCGAAGGCTCATTACTAAGGCTATATAAAGATTCTTCCGAAGTAGGTAGTATTGGTACACTTTTTGGTGATCTTTATGTTGCAACAGGCAACACAGGTATTCGGTGTGTTGACGCTAATAGATCAGTAAGCCCATATGACAGCACTGCAAATTCTTTAGTTGATGCTTCTGTTGACCTTGGCTACGCATCGGCTCGTTACAAAGACGCTTACCTATCAGGCGGTGTATACCTCGGCGGTACTGGGTCGGCTAATAAGTTGGACGATTATGAAGAGGGGACTTGGACACCTGCACCAACAGTTGGTTCAGCGTCTAGTGCATCTGGCACATATACTAAAATTGGCAGGATGGTAGTAGTCACTGGGTTTGTTTCTGGTATGAATACAGTAAATAATGAAACTCTGAGTATTGCAGGATTGCCATTTACAGGGGGCGTTACTGTTCAATGTGTAGGGCAAGCTATGTGGTCAAATGTGGACAAAGACTTTGGTTATGAACAGGTTTTTTATACTGGTGGTAGTCAATTTCAATTTTATCACACTACCAATGCTAATTTTGACGCAATAAGGCATATAGATTTAGATGGTAGCAACTCTGCTTGTTACTTTAGCGCAACGTATCTTGTATAAAAAATAACCCTTTCAGAGATTGGGTAGTCAGGTGGCAATAAAGCCACGATAAACAAAGGAGGCCAATATGGCACTTACAGAAACACAAGTAGAAGATAAGATTGAAGTCGTAGGAGATCACAAGCATGTGCAAGTTCGTACAGCTACAGTGATAGCTAGAGATGGAGCAGAGATCAGCAGAGCATTTCATCGTCACGTTTTAACTTGCTCAACTAAATCAGGTGATCCACTTGCATGGGGTGATACAGATATCTCAGGTGAGTCAACAGAAGTACAAGCAATATGCAATGCAGTTTGGACAAGTGCAGTGAAGACTGCATATCAAACAGCAATGGATGCAGCAGAAATATAGGAGACTAACATGAGTCGCGCAAGAGATACCGCAGATCAAATAAATAGAGTAAACTCTAGTGCGGCTGATGCTACCGCTATAACTGTAGACAGTTCAGAACGTGTAATGATTGGTACGTCAACATCATCGTCTTCCTCTAACGTAAAACTTCTCATGTCAGGTTCAAGTGGTGCTTTTACTCAATATAGTCACAATGGTGGAGCTGGTTCAGTAGTAGGTACACCTGATGCATCTACTCTTGCTTTCTACACATACACAGGCAACATTGGCTCTGAAACTTATACAGAACGTGCGCGCATTGACAGTGACGGACTAAAATTTCACGGAGACACTGCCGCTGCTAACGCTTTGAATGATTATGAAGAGGGAACTTGGACACCAACAAATTCAGGTACAGTAGGCGTTGCACAATCTACTGGGAAATATACAAAGGTTGGTGAAGTCGTACATTTTCACTTATACTTTGATTGGACTTCAAATACATCTATGACTCAAGTATTTTCTGGTCTTCCATTTCTTGTTAAGGGTTCAGGCACACCAGAGAATACATACTATACCATGTGTAGCACTTGGAATAATCAAGGAACAAACTACGCTTCTTCAAGGACAATGTTGTTAGGGTATGCTGTACCTAACACTGGAAATGTAGAGTTTACGTCTTGTGGTTCTAATGTCTCAGGCGCAACTCCAACATTTAATAGTAGTGGAACACTTTATATGACAGGATTTTACTACACAGCATCATAACCCTCTCAGAGATTGGGTTGGACAGGTATTAATTAAAGGATACAATAATGAATAAAAGAACTATATCTTCTGCACATGACAGGCTTGACGAGTTGGAAAAGCAAGTGGTTGCAATTAAAACTGAAGTTAAGATACAATTCAAAGATCTGTTTGGTCGTGTTAAACGTATGGAAAGCATTATGATTGCAGCAACAGGAGCAATACTAACCTTGCTTGTTGCAGTCTTGATGAAGATGTAATGTTAATAAGACTATTGTTTCTTTCTATGCTAGCGGGATGTACACAGCTAGAGTCGCCAACCTTATCATATCCAAGTGTATGCATGGGTGATAAGAACTGTGAAAGAAATCAGAACGCTAGGACTATGGGTGGTATGGGTTATCCTGATGCTGCCCTTACAATTATGTGTAGTGACGATACCTTTAGGAGCGCACTGGAAGAACAATGTGGAGATGTATAGCCTTATTACTTCTCTTCTCTAGCACAGCACACGCTGAAACTGGAGAGAGTTCTTCCTTTAATACGAACTCTGGCAATGACGACAGTGTGATTGAGAGTTACAACGAGAGCGATACAACTAACAACACATACAATGGGGCTGGGTCATCACCTAAGTCGCAGCCAGTTTATACCAGCAACGCACCTACAATGATGGGCGGTGGTGGTAATGATTCATGCCTAGTACCGAAATCACATGGCATACAACTATTTACATTAGGTTTATCTGGTGGAGGAATGACACAAGATGAATCATGTAATCGCAGAAAGGATGCGCGGCTAATAGGTACGCCGCAAAACCTAGGAGGAATGGGGCTACAAGTTTCTGGCATCAGTATAATGTGTAGCTCCGAAAATGTATTTAGGGCAATGGCACTAGCTTCCACACCTTGCCCGATTACAGATATTAAAACAGGACGTATACAAACAGGTCGTAAGGCTTACGAAATGATGCGTGGAAATCCTGAAATATATGTAGTAGGGTACAAAGAATCTAAGGTTTTTTGGGATGCCTTTCTATTAATGGCAATGAAGGAATTACCAGATGTTGAAACGAATAAAAGTAATAAGCCTAGCTTGTCTTCTAGGTTCAGGAGCAAGCGCACAGCAAGCCCCAGAGATTAAAGATCTATACGATGCTGCTATTATAATAGAGCAGCAAGTAACATTAGGTGCAGTCTTGGTGTTAGCTGCTACTGACTACGCTAATGCCAGTAACATCATAGCTGATGGGTCGTTTACTCAAGCGCATGTAACGTCAGCGCAACTTACTAGTTACAATGATGCAGTTGATGTGGTTGCTGCTATGGATTTTTCTGCAGCAGAGAGTGCTACTGAGTTATTCAAAGCAGAGTATGACAGTGCAATGATTATGTTGGGCATGTCGGTTGATGATCTATCTGCTGCTAGTGCAAGCGTGATGGCAGCTAAAGTAATAGCAACGAAAGCATCGACAGCAGACACTAGGCCAGAGTCATTAGCATTACAAAACTATTTAAAAGATATAGATATAACAGAAGAGATGCGTCTTGATTATAACAATGCATTAGATGCTGTTGGTAAGTGGACGCAGCTATCAGGTGCATACTTAGCTGCATCTAATAACTCAAGCCTTACAAGTTCTATTGATAGTTACGCACACAGTAACAACATAGTCGTTGGTAACTATACTGCTGTTGAGTATGACTATAGTAAAGATGAGTATTTAATTACTTGGTCAGGTGAGGGTACAGGCTGGACGCAATACACTGCATCAAATCAAAAGACTGCTGATGATTTGTATGACTTTGCGTCAGCATATACACAGGAGTAATGATATGTCTGAAGATATTGAAATCAAAGCTGGAGGGTTTACGCTTAGAGGTTGGCATTTACTGGCTATTACTTCTGCTATTGGTGGGCTTTCTTCCAGTATTTACTATGGTTACGATGTTGTTAATAGGTTTTGGGATGTAGAAGCTACAGTCACAGAGGTCGTAGCTGTTGAGCCACGCATACAAGCACTCGAACAAACGCTACAATCAAATGACGTTGAGGGTTTGGCTGCATCCCTAGCCAGAATAACTACACAGATGACACAGATCTTAGAGACACAGGCTACACTTGTTGATTTAAAATCACAGGTTGAGAAGTCTACCATCTTAACTGATGGCATTGAACAAAGCCTTGAAGATTTACAGGCTGATATAGATAGCACATGGGATGCTATCGATGCATTGGAGAAACCACTATGAAAAAATTTGAAGACTTCGACAAGGACGGCAACGGAAACATTGATAAGTCTGAATGGGATGCGCTCGAGTACGAGGATCGTAAGCGTAGGCTAGAGGACGAGGATGCTCAACGGGATGCACAACGTAAGATGACGTGGTTCGCCCTGTCAGGGATGCTCCTATACCCCTTGGCGGTGGTGCTAGCAGATCTATTGACTTTGGTTGAGGCTGCTAAGATACTTGGTAGCATGGCGAGCGTGTATTTTGTATCGGTTGCTGGTATAGTTGCTGCGTTCTTTGGTGCGTCAGCGTTCTCGAAAGGAAAGTAATATGCTTGGACTTGGATTGATAGGTAAGGTTGCTGATCTTGCTGGTGCTGTGATAGATTCGAAGGCTGTTGTTAAGAAGGCTGAAGCTGAAACTAAGATGAAGCTTGCAACTGGTGAGATCTCTTGGGAGCAAGCAGCAATCAAGGCCAGCGAGAATAGCTGGAAGGATGAGGCTTGGACTGTATGCTTTATTGCAATCGTTGCGTGTTCATTTGTTCCACCGCTGCAGCCCTATATGAAGGAGGGCTTTGCTAATCTCGAAGCTGCGCCGCAGTGGTTTCAATGGTCATTGTATGCCAGCATAGCAGCCAGCTTTGGTATCCGTACTATGAAAGGATTTAAAAAATGAGTGAGGCAATGAAGATATTGCAAGATCGTATCGGTGCATCAGCCGATGGGAACTTTGGGCCCAACACAGCGAGAGCAATCGTTGATTACTTTGGTTTGTCTCGTAAGCGTGGCGCACATTTGTTAGGTCAGGCAGCACATGAGTCAGGAATGTTTCGCTTAACCAGAGAGAACCTTAACTATTCTGCTGAGTCTATGATGCGTGTGTGGCCTAAGAGA